ACACTGGACAGTTAGATGGGTGGACTGCATATCATTTAGCGGCTGGTGCTTTTTTATGTAAAATATTCCAATGGTTGAGTTGGTCAGATTTTTGGTGTGTAATGGGTGTGTTTATCGTAGGCGTTCTGTGGGAGGTATTTGAATGGGTTATTGAAGGCGATGAGGAAACATACGGAACCAAAAAAGCGTGGGCATATAACACTATGGCTGATATAATTGTAGAAACTGGTATAGCTTGGTGGATGGTGCTATGAACAAAACAATTAAAACATTAAAAAACGGAGACTTTGAAGTTGTACATACGAGTTATAACATTCCTGTTAGTTATGTTAGCAATCCACAGTTGCACAAGTCAGGGGTGGATAGTGGCAAACGTGCCAATAGGAGAGGAGGAAAAATTTACAAATACAGTGTTTATAGAGATTGTTGATGCTGACTCTATTACACATTGGTATCATGGTCGTGTGTCTGATCATACTAATTGGTGCTACTTACATAATGATTGGGAAAAAGTCGAGGTAAAGTGAGTGCAAAGCCAGATACCGCTAGAAGTTATAGGACTACTATTCTTGACGATAACGCCATTGTTAGCATTAACCTTAAATGGCTGGGTCAGATTGCAGTCCTTATCGGAATGTTGGTTTATGGTTACTGGCAGATTGAAAGCCGCATTAGAAAGCTGGAAGATAAAGTTACTTATGCAGACGAACAAATTGGGAGCTTACTTGATAAGCACATCGTGGAAGAACGGGTTAAAAGAGAAGAGCTTGAACAGAAAGTAGCTTTCTACGAAAAAGAGTTTAACATTAACCCACTAAGTTGGGGCAAGAGAAAGAAGAAGTAATGGATTTTTTAGCAATATACGGTGAAGCAGGAATGATAGGAGTGGTTGGTGCTATGTTCGTATATTTAGTTATATCATTGTCAAACAAAAGTGCTAAACAGCAAGAACAATTAGAAAATTTAAAAGTAGAAAATAAGGGTCAGTCTGAAACATTAGAAAACATGGAAGGTATGATTATAAAGCTTATCAACAGATGGAATCAATCAGACGATAAACTAGATCGCAAGTTTGATGCTTTAACGAAAGAGATAAACGACTTAGACAACCAAGTATCTAGGATAGATGGTTCTCTAAGCAGAATAAATGGTAAACACTAATGGATAGTTTAAAGGTAACAGGATTAAGCACAAGCTTAGGTATTGTATACTGGACAGATTTATTGTCTGGTGTTCTTATGTGTATAATGTTTGCAGTACAAATTTATTATTTGTATTTAAAAACCAAGAAAATAAAGGAAGATTAAATGGATATTAAGTCAATGTTAGTAAAGCTTGCCGAAGAGCAGGCAGATAAGATGCAGGAAGAAGCGTTAAAGCATTTAGCATCGGATGAGTTCACAAAAAATTTAGCTACAAAAATTAACGAGAAGGTAAACATACCTTGGATTAACGAAGAAAAAGAGCAGGAGCTTTTTGAGAAGTTGGTTGATGTAATGACAGATATGCTAGAAGGTGTATTTAAAGGTAAGTAATGCCTAAGCAGATATACAAAATAAATGACTGGTCTGGTGGTATGAATAACCGTAAAGACCCTAGAGACTTGCCAGACAGGCAGTATCCGTTTATTAAGAATATGTCTATTGATGCCTTGGGAAAGATAAAAACTGCTGGTGGCCTATATAATCACATTGAAGACTCCGATGGTTCTACAAACTTAACTCAATACATTCCCTCTGTAAATAATACAGTTTTAGGTGGCTTTGGTTTGTTTTATTTTGAGTCAGATCATAGTAAAGATGCAGATCAAACTATAACGGAAACTAAAAGCGGTACAGCATTGACTATTGGTACGAGTGATGGTAATATAGAGTTTGTTGAGGTTGCTACAAATCCAGATGGTAACACTCAAGCTCCGGAGCAAGGAAGTGGTTTATAAATGCCAATACCTTCAACGTCATATTTAAAAATAGTAGGCGGTGTAACTTCTACAATAAGTACTATATTTACTAGTAATTTGATTAAGGTAGGAGACCTTATAAAAGTTACAGGCACTGCTCAGAACAATGGTATATTTTTAGTAGCTCAAGTTGTAGATAACTTAAACTCTGGTTCTGCTTTAGGAAGTCAGATTACAGCCGAAACTCAAGATAGTGATATAACTTCTGGAACCACCATTGTAATGGATACTGCAATACCCAATTTAACTGCTGGTATGTCTGTTACGGGCACGGGTGTTAAAGCTGGTTCATTTATAGCTAGTGTTACGCAAACTAGCGATCCGGCTACTTTTGAGTTAAGCGATTCTGTTGTCACAACAGTTCCTGCTGGTGAAACCTTTACTTTTAAAGACAGAGATGTATACTATGTGCTAAAAGGGACTGGTATTACAAATGAAAGTTCTGCTGGAAGTACAGACCCTACAATAAGGGTTATTAGGTCTACTGGTGATAAGATGTGTGCGTTGGGACAAAGAGGGACAAGCACAAATGCGGCTGGTGTAGACATTTGGTCTAACAACGCTACTACAGATTATACATCTACAAATAATGGTTGGAGCAACCAAAAGATAAATCCGACCCTAGCAGGTACAAATGGTGCCAAATATATATATCATTTTGTAGATGAGGTTTTACGAGTATGCGATACAGAAACTACTAACACAAGCATCATAAAATGGTTTGGGTACATACAAAGAAATCAATTCAATCACAATTTAGGTTTGACTTTTGCAGAGTGGCAAGAGCACTCTAGCGTTTTAAGATCACCAGAAACAAACAGTGCTAATCTTACAATAGCTTTTGGTCATACAACTCATGCAACGGATACCGCAGGTGCATATTTTAACGAATCCAGTAATAAATCAAGGGGAGTGGCTAGAAAGTTAAGAAACGCAAGCGATACTGCTTTATTATTAGACGGAGCTGTAACAACTTCTACTTCTTTTGTGTTTGATGATGGCACAAATGATGTTTTAGATCAAAATTTTGCTGGTGAGTTGATAACTATTAATACAGACTATGATGTTAGACCAACAGAAATATTGTTTTGTACAAAGCCTGCGGCTGGTTTAGCACCTAATGTTCAATACGAAAGAAATTACGGTGGTATAGGTTCAGATACCTACTCAAACAACGAAACGCCTATTTTGAGGAGGGGTGTTGGTTTTAATATTGGTGTCAGTAACGGTACAGCAGATGGTGATTGGGAGGGGTTAACATACGAATTTTATCAAAGTTTTTTATATGATGGAAACCAAGAATCTGTACCCGTTAGAATGGGGGACGGTGCGGCTACTATAGCGGCATTTACCCATGCACAAACAGCAGGTAAGTCTATGAGAGTTTCTGTATATGCTGATGTTGCATATCCCGGTAGAATATCTGGTGGAAGAATATATATTAGAGAAGCAAATACAGATAATGAATTAGCTTTGCTTGTAGATATAGATATTGTAAAAGGCGTGCGAACCACTATAGATGGAGACCATGTTTCTTGGACAGAAAATGCTACTGCCGTTGATAAAGGTTTTTGTGTGATTGCAGATGCTACAGGAAACGCAAGTAAACCAAATTTAGATACCTACACAACAATAAATGGATTTTCACCAGACGTAAAGTATGTATCATTAGGTGGTGCAGGGGAATCGTATCAAGCATCTATTGTAGAAAATCGAAGAACGTTTATAGGAAACGTAAGAGTTATTGGTGCTTCTGGGGAGCTAGAAACGTTTGGTGACAGGATTATGTATAGTGAAATCAATAAGTTTGACACAATACTACCACATAACTTTATAGATGTTTCTAAGGGCGACTATGGTGTATATACAGCCTTAGAGGCTTACGCTGATAGATTGGTAGCCTTTAAGCATAATCTAGTTCATATCATCAATATAGCAAGCCCTAGCCCAGCAGGTTGGTACTTAGAAGAAACAATAAAATATTCTGGTGTAAATAAAAATTTTAGCGTAACAAAAACAAAGTATGGTATAGCTTGGGTTGCAGAAGATGGGTGTTATATATATGACGGTGAGAAAGTTACTAATCTTATCAAAGACAAGATAGCAGTTAGTAAAGCCTCTTTTCTTGGTACAGGTGCAGATAAAACATGGAACGCATGGTATCGTGGCACAGCAAATGTAAAAGACCCTATGATTGGTTACGATAGTATTAGCAACTCATTGGTTATTATGAGAAGTCCTAACGACTCTTCTGATAATTCAGATGAGGGTTGGATATACGATTTTGATTCAGATGGGTGGATATTTCACGATCTTATCTTTACGGACAGTCATCTATTTAGCAATTTTTCTACGGACTGGAACAATAATTTAATCGTAGCCACTAACAACAATTCATCGCATACTACGAGTAGCTTTAAAAAGTTTTTACCTATTAGCCTTGGAAACGCACATCAAATATTTATTACAAAAGATATAGACTTTGGTGAGCCCGGTATTATTAAGAAAGTGTACAAGGTTATTGTTACTTACAAGTCTGATGGCTCTGTAACTACCCCTTTTAAA